CAACAAATTCTTCTGAAAGTCCCTGTGGTATACGCTGAATAACTTCAATGAAGATCTTTTCTAAGAACTCACGAGTGTCATCTGTCATGTCGTTGAATCTAAATTCAGAATATAACGGCTTGTCAAAGTTCCATTCGTGCAGTTGTGGGATCAGATAAGCGTTGATGTGTTCTTCGATCTCGTTCATGATTCCTTTTATAGACATCAGCAATAGATCTGAGTGTGACTCTGAAAGTGCGTATGATCCACCTGATGAATCGCTCTGAGTTCCGAGCAGTATGAACTGAGCAAGTGCAGATCGTGCCATTTCAGCATTGTGATGATCGATACCAGGAATCGGATCAATCTGACCTTTCTTCGTGTCGTATGGTGATAGATCATAACCTTGAGGTACTTTGACGGTTGAATTGATACCAAATTCTTCTACGGCCGTCAGGTTTGCGTCTTGAACTGCTTCTGAATCACTGTTACCTTCTTCGATCTTCAAGATCTTCGGTGCCATTGATCCCTTTTCTACAGCGTTTTCATATAAGAAATATAGTCGGTGCTTCTTGTCGTAGTGATAATAAGCTGTTCTGAGGTATGAATCACCTTCAAGTGGATCTACATCTTTATTGACTGTGAATAAAAAGCACTTCTCAACTGGAATAAACACATCAATAAACTTGTTGTTGATGAAAGTCTTCTGCTTGAAACCTGCAAAACCACCATTATCATCAGTCTGAATACTAATAGTTCCGATTGCACGAGGTGCGATCTTTTTATAGACGTACTTTCCGTCTTCAGATATTGTCAGGACTTTCTCAAAACCTGCATGACCTTCAAGAATTGCACGGACCATGTGCTTCAGAACTAATCTAAACGGTGTAGACATGCCACCTTTATGTGGTGGAAGTATGAAGTTTGACTCAACTAGATCAGCTTGTGGGTGTGTTGGATCTTCATCAGTGCCTTCAACGTCATCAGAATCAGGATCGATTCTCCAAGAGTTAGACATAATCGGAAGCTGAAGCAATGAATACAGCGATCGAGCTGTTCCGTCAGTATTGATCATCTGATTTAGTTCTTCAGTAGTTGGTTTCTGATCGATACGATCTGAACTGAAATATTTCTTATCAACACCACCAACACCAATTTCTTTATTGAGTGCTGAACGTTTTGGTTTCTCTGAAAGATTTCGTGCGTTGGTTGCTAATAGTTTCATATATTCTAATAATACCTTTTTTTCCGATGTTTCTTCAATATCTGATTGTAAGATTTACCTGTTTTAATGATACCACCGATTGCTTTATTGTGCTTAACCCAATAGCCCATCATTGCAGAATCAAAAAAGTCAGGAGAACGACCGATAAGTTTCTTCACATCGTCTTTCGGATCTAGATTAGTTCGCTTTCCGTCAGTATTGAACGTATGACCAAGTATATCTTTCTGAAATTCTTCACGATACGGTGCATTTTTGTAGATTGTAGCTTTCCCATTCTCTAGATCTTTAGCCATTTTCCAACCTGACTGTGATCTGATGTTGTTATACTTCGGAGTTTTATCAACTTTGGTAAGTTCAAGATCTTTCGTTGATCCTGATTTGAATTCAACAACCTGAAAGTCTTCGTCTCGACAACCGTCAACGACACCACCACCGTTACCAACAGCGTCAACAGCAACACGAGAAGCAGGGACTTTATGTCTCTTAGCATATTTGATCAACTCACGAGCGATTTCTATTGTGATCGGTGATGTGTCTGATATCTCAATGTCTGGAACATACCATTCAGCAATTTGATCACCTTCCCATAAACAAAAGACCGGATTATCTACACCTTCACGAGACGGATCACAACCGATAGACTTATCATCTGATAGCTTCGGAACATCAGTATATGAACGTTCAAGATCCCGGAGTTGAATTATAGCGTTATCATCAGAAACATAGTCCCAATTCCCGGCAAAATATCTTTGACGAAATTGCTTCGGTGTATTCGGATCTGATATAGCTTCAATATATTCAGCGTTGTTGTATGGGTTGTCTGTTGCGAGTGCTTCAATAAACAAGTACGGTTCAGTCAGTTTGTTCTTTCTGCTTTTATCATAGAACGTACCACGAACCCATGACTGGTTAGGGTTGCAAGTCAGAAACAAGAAAGCTAATTCTCCATGATCGTTATTTCGACCAATACGAAACTTCAGCACGTTGAATACTGCTTCAACAACTTCGTCAGCTTCGTCAATCATTGCGGCCGTTATTTCAAGACCACCGAGCTTGTTCAGTTCAGGATCTTTCGTCACGTCAGCTTCCATGAAGTAGATGATAGAACCATTTCCAAACGTCCATGTCATATCAGATCGATTGAACGTATAGTCTCGACCTTCAACAAAGTTGTTCTTTCTCATGTACTTCTCGAATGTTTTCAGAGTAGTACGCTTGAGAGTCGTTAAGTTCTTTCTGATTACAGCGTATGACGTGTTTTCTTGCGTCATAGCCATGTTGACGATGATAGTTGCACCTAAATAAGATTTGCCACCACCAACGCCACCACCAAATAATAGATAGCGATAAGCTCTAGTTCTAAGCTGTTTGACAAGCTCTGATTGTTTTTTAGTTAGTATCTTCATCAGGTAGTTCGCCCATGATGTCGAATACTCTAGCAGGAAGTGCGTTTCCTTTTCCGTCAGTATGACCAGTCACGCTAGTCGGTAGACCACGAACGATTCGTTCTCCGTCAATACCAATCTTCAATGCACGAGCAACGTTTGATAGATCTTTCGGATCGACTTCATATTTAGAGTTAGGTTTATTCAGCTGTTCATTCCAGTTCATAATCGTTCTGTTCGCAATAGCCTGAATATTCTTGTAGTGCAAGACGTGACGATCATCACATTCAGCTTTAATCTTCACGAATTCATCATCAGTTTTTTGTTTAGTCTTTTCGGCTAACTTTTGGCGTTGTTCCGGCCAATCGTCTTTTGTTGCATGTTTCTGAAGTGCTGTATATGAAATAGCAAACTTTTTAGCCAATGATCGATAAGAAGATTTATGATTCGTCAGGTATTCTTTTCTAACTTCAAGCCAATCAATTCGAGTCTTCTTTGACTTCGGTTTGATCGTAGTTTTCTTGACTGTTGATTTCTTGTTCATCGGTTCCGTTCCTCATATACATAATACATGGCTAGGATCCATAGCATATAAAACATAAGATAAATTACGCCTATCGTTGCGAGGTAAATTCCTAGTGCAACGAATACACAAAAGACTAGAAAACCAATCACTAAATATACAATATCTAATTCAGTTTCTTCATCGTTGTCTGGTCTATACAAATTTTGCACGTTGGTCTCCTGTTCGTGAGATTATTGTATCACAAGCATTATTCTTGAGCGTGTGCTTTGGTAAGCTTAGACAACTTGAACTAATTCATCAGGTTCGAATGATTTCACTTTAGTCTCACGATAATGTTTTCGAACGCACCGTCAAACTTCTGCTGATCGTCTATAGCGATATTCGGCTTGAAGTAGTCTTCGTTAGCTTCTACAGCTTTGATCTGACCTGCTTTCCATAGTTTTTTATGACAGTTAGTTTCTTTGACGTATTTCTCAAGTCTGAATTCTTTTCTGATTCGTTTGCAATATTCTGCACCACGATTAGACCAGATGTGAACAGTAACGTTCTTCGTAAGTTTTGCAAGCGTGATCAACAATGTAATCATTTCAGTGTTTTCTACTATCTCAGTTCTATGAATTTCTTCAGAGTTTTTTCTGAGTGTTCCGTCTACGTCAAATGCTATGTGAATTTTATTCATGAATCATAACCTCTATATTCAATAATTCTGTTGTGAACTCCTGCATAGTTTGCTCTCCGAGCGTAATAATACAGAACGTGCATTTCAGCTTCTTTATTCTTTTTGTGAAATCGAAACTTGCTATCGTTAGTAACTTTGTAAAAACTTTCTTTAATTTTTCTAACCGAACCACTAGGGTAAACATACAACAAACCCCAACCGTCAGGTACTTCGTGTTTTGAGATTAGATCTTTTGGTACACAATAGTATCGATTATCTCCCATTCCTTCTTCTGGTCGAATTCTGAAAGACTTCTTTTTGTCAGATAGAAAATCTGATCTTGAAACTTTTACTTCGATAACTGTTGAGTGTGTGTTCTTGAAACCAATAACGTCAGGTACTTCACGATTAAAACAAAAGAATTCAGGCAAAACCACGTTACAACGCTTGCTCAGATATTCACTTGCTCTTTCGACTACATAAAGATGTGTCATCAGAAATTGTCCTTGTGTACTGTGACAACACCAAAAGGGTTGTCAGCTTCTTTTCTCTTATTGAAACTAATGTGCTTGATATCATCAGGATCTACATTTAGGTATTCTTTTAAGAAATAGTTTTTTAGATCTTCAGGTCCAACAGCAAATAATTCTTCTGCACTTTCACCAGAAATAGTAATATGCAAAACCATTTTTCCTTCAATGATTTTTTTATCAGCTTCGATCATGCTTCTGGTCCCTGCTGATCTAGAAAGTCGATAGAGACTAGACGTCCATAATACAAAACTTCTCGACAATGTATTTCTGCACTAGCACGAAGTTCAAATGCTTCGTCTGATAGTCCTTCACGAAGAAGCTGATCTATCACAAGCATTGTATGCTCTGGAAGTTCTGTCTCACCTGAATAAAGCTGTGGTACAAAATCAGGTTGTTTCATTCCACGTCTAAACATTTTTCGCAACCTCTGAAACGTCTATATGATACTGCACTCCGTTGATCTCAATGTCTGCTTCTAGATCCTTTGACTTTGTAGCTTTGATGTAAGTGCAGATAGCCACAAGACAATGCTTGATCAATATCGCACGCTCTGATTCGTTGTCTTCAAGATGTGTTCTTACTTTACTCATAACTTCATTAACTCCCTATCTTTCTTAAATAATACTAAATGCAGATGAAACGTTGATTGAATACTCCGAGAAGACATCATGTTCTCAATGATTTGATGATAGCTTGCTTCAAGAT